TCAGATATGTGGTCTCCAAAACAAACAGAGTATGTTATTTCATCTTTCCAATAAGATCTGTATATTTTATCCCAGATTAAATCAAACTCCTCTTCATTTAAATTTTTAAAGAGGCATCTGTCTTCAATGTAAATGTGATAGGATGCTGTTTTTGTCATACGATCATTGACATTGCGTGTTGTAATTCTCTAGCATGTTCAAGTTCATCTTCTGCGATCTCTGCTATCCTCTTATCTTCTGGATGATATGAAAGATACTTGATGTAAGTTTCATACGCATGCTTTTCAATCTTCATGTTGATATCATAAGCGTCAAGAGGATCAATAAGATAATAAACAACCATGATCCAATAATAAAGTAAAACAAGGTGCTTGGCAAAGAACCGATCAATCCAGTATTTATTGCCCTCCCTAGCTTCCATCTCTTCCAAGTGTTCCGTTTCATTTAATGCCTGATAGAAATGTTCCTTCATTAAATATATATGTTCTTCACCTCTCAATCCTAAAGATTCTCTTAAATGTAATACACTTATGAATGAGAAGTATGGTGCTCTTGCGATGACTTCAAGAACCCAGAATCTTTGAAAGTCTCTACCTCGATAGAGAAAGTCGAGGATGTAGATAGTTACATTCAAGACCCATGTATTAAATTTTTTCATACCCATGCGTAGTTAATAGAAGTAAAAACTGCTATGCAGATTACTCCAAATAAGATAGTTGTTGATGTGATTGGTAAATTCTTCATTACTCCTCCTTAATAATTGTATCCAAAGAAAAAGGATGTACCTGTAGATAGGGTACATCCTCTCTTGCGTGTCTTACTGCTTCAAATGCGTCATCCGCATATTCACCAATTTCATGGTGTTCGTTTTTTTGGTCGTGCCAACTTAATGTGTAATGGGACATGATAGTTTCAACTCCAGTACGTTATTATTTATAATAACACACTAGGTATAATTACGCATCAAATATGTGGACTCACTGACATCATTCTTCGATTTCAAAAAACCATTTTATGTGTTTAATGTAATCAAACGTGCAACCTATATCTTTGTCACAGTTAGTATCATACTTTCTGTCACATAAAAACTTTCTGAGTTCATAGACAGACTCAAACTTTCCTTGATGTCTTTCCTGTTCATCATATAGGTGATACTTCATTAGCAATTTTTGTTTAAGTCTTCAGCCATATTACCACCTATATCAGCTCCCTGATTACCACCAAACATTGCCACCCAACCAGCAGCGACCCAACCAATAAAGGGGATACTACTGAGAGAAGGAGCAGCAGCCGCACCAATGCTTGTACCAACAAGACGACCTGTACCTTCTGCTGATCCGATTGCTTTGATACACTCTTCGCTTTTTCGGGCAGCAGTTATTGCGTCTGCCTGTGCACCTGTCAAACCAGGTTTCATATCAATCCAAGATCTATGATTTGATACAGGACCTCCTTGGTTGATCTGACCATCCATGAAGTATTCTTCTACTACCTTCTGTGTATTATTTGCTAGTCCTAAGAATCCACCTTTCTCTTTGATGTCCTTAGTGATGTATGCTGTCTTGGGATCATTAGCAGTATAACTTAACTTATATCCTTCCTTGTCTGCCTGTACAACATAAGATGTGTATGGTGTTACTGGGATGTCTAACTTAGGTAACTTACTTTCAGTTTTTCTACTAGCAATATATCCTATCATTCCCAGATGAGATACTGCAAATAAACTACCAACCACTCCAATTGATATCCATTTAATATCTAATTTCATAATAACCTCCTAGAATGGTGCTACTGGTAAAGCAGGACCAGTGGCATCAGGCATCATATCTGGAAGAGATCCAGTAACAGATCCTAACGCTGCTTCTGTAATTTTTGATTTGACGCTATCGATAATCGCATCCTTGCGTATGAATACGTAACCACCAATACCAACAACGGTGAGAGATACAATACCACTTGCAATAGCGATTCCATTAATCAGTTTTTGCATCGTTCATTTCCTCATAAGCATATTTCATTATATAGGCTATCAGAATTGTAACTGATATTACTAAGATCAGTACCATAATATTCACACCGTGAACTACGGTCATTTCTTGAATACACCTACCTTTGCAAGTAAGTAAATAGATAATGTTGTCCAGAAGACAACTTCCAATCCAATGTTATTCATGTTTTAAGAACTGATTTTTACTGCAGGAACTTCTAATTTAATAGTTTGAGTTGGTGCTGACTGTGTTGCTTTTTCAATTAGTTTCTCCATATCTGCTTTTGATATGTTTGGAGCATCACTGTTAGAACTCTTCTTTTTACCCCCAGCTTGGACTCCGAAAGTAGCTGTAACTCCTGTAAAGACCGAAGCTATGAAAGTTGGATCAATTTTGTCTTGTTCCCATCCTGGTATTGTAACATAGTTTAATGTTAATATGCCACCAGACCAGATCAAAATACCTAATCGTACAAACGTACTAAGAATAGCAAGTTGCTCTTCCTTGTCGTCCATTGCATCCTTGAGTTTACCAATAGGACCTTTAGGTTTTTCCACTTTAGTATCTGCCATAGTTATATGTTAATGCTCCTTTATTTATCAAGTTCAACTTCCTCTGTTTCTGCTTCTTTACCTACAGGTGTTGGTTCAACATCTGAAGATGGTGCTACCCTTCCTAAGTATGGGTCATAATCAAATAAACCATTTAAAGTACCTTCATCTAACTGAGGTGCTTGACTATCCCAAAAGTTCTTAATACCCATGTAACTACTACGATGGAAGACATCAACATGCTCTGGATGAATAGAAGAACCCAAAGGAATATGATAAAGCATCAATGGCATAGCATAAGATTTACCAGGATTATAAAGTAAGTCATCAGCAACTGGACGTGGTTTGACTCCACTGTCAAGTTTCCATTTACCATTACGTCTTTCATGAAAACGCATTAGTTTCTCTGCATGGGATCTACGAATAGCATAACAGGCAGTAGAGAAATCATTTACAAATCTTTCATGAAGTCTAGCATGAATAGTTGTAGTACTAATAATTGCCATCTGGAAAATGTCCCAGTCATAAGGTAACTTAGATATAACATGTTTCCAACTAAATCTCCAAGATTTTACAATACTCATATCACAATCATCTTCCATCATGATTGCATACTCACTATCAGATGTTTCTAACCAAGTCTTGATTGCTTTAAGGTGAGAAGTAACACATCCAATTTCACCAGAGGTCATCATCTCAGGATACCTACCAGTAAGTATATCACTAAGGTCATCATCTCTACCATCATATGCAGAAATTCTGGTTACATCAGTAAGTTCCCAATCTTTAAATTGAGATTGCATATATTCCCATCTCTCTGGTTGACCGTCAAGATTGATACAGTAGATAGGACCAAATCCTCTTAGTTTTTCTACTGATTTATTTTTAATTACTGGTGGTGGAAGTTCTTGAAACATAGTATGGAAGATTAGTAATGTATTCTTTTAGTTGGTGTCTATCAAATCTTTGGGTCTTTTCCCATTCCTTATTATTATGATCCATGTGTGGGTTATTGAACCAAGAGTTTTCAGTTCGGGAATGTTCTAAGTGGTATACTGTATTACCACACCTCTGTACATTATACCCTAACTTTTTGAATCTGTGGTATCTTTCAACATCTTCTGGTGCATATGCTCTGAAGTTTTCATTTTCCATACCACCTTCAATGTAAGACTTAGTATTAAAGAATTGACAAAATCCATATTGTGCGTCATAAGGAGTAGATACATTGATCAAGGTTCTGAAATCGAAATTATTATTTAAGAAATTAGAGACGACTTCATCAGTTGCGTTTACTCTTTGTTGAGCAGTTCCTCTTGCATATGGATACACAAGATCAGCACCTTCCCTAATTAATTTATATGCTTCTTGATAGGAGGTTTTAGGAAGTAAAATATCTGTATCATAATTTACAACAACAGAAGTCTCTACCTCCATTAGCATATCATTGAGAACCTTTTGTCTATGAAACAATGGTTCATCAGTTTTAAAAAAGGAGTGAGTTATATTTTCAATATCTCCTTCACAGTACTCTTCAATTTGTGGAAGAGCTGTACTGAAGAAGATGGATTCATTATGATGCTCATGAATAATAAAGTTAGTATCAAATAGTGTGTTAAGATAACACAGAGTTGTAATAACATTCCTAAGTCTAT